GGATAATGTTTTTTACCAACTTTAGGCATATGTCCTCTCATTCATTTCTTTAATGTTTTGATCCATACTTTGCTCACTAAGTTCTACATCAGTACGCTTACCCATATCTGATATCATATATAAGTTTGTAGTAAAAGGACTTTGAGATGCCTGTTTACCACATTCTCGACAATAAAACCATCCTTCTTTATTCGGATGCTCACAATGTATACATTTCTTTTTCATAAATTTTCCTTAATGATTTTGGGGAAAGCCTTTTATTGACTCTCCCCACAGCATCATAAAACTGTTTTCCTTATTTATTCGGAAATTTATGCACTTGCAGATTCAACAAGTACAACAGTACCTATTGCAACTGGTACATAACCACTCAAGTGCCAATTAGTTCCATCACAGATTAGCGTCATTCTCATACCTTCAATAGCCTGACTAACAGAGCCATCTACAGTAATTTTTGAAAGACCATCAAAATCATCGACAGTACTATTTGCTGCACCAGTAACCATATAACCATAAATATCAGTACCATCTGCACCAGTTGTTATAATAAAATCTGCATCATCGTCAGAATTGACGGTGAAACAAAAATCATAATTAACACCTGCTACAGCAGCCGAAGCTGTTGGTAGTGTTATAGTTACATTGTTATCAACGGTTGACATATCAACAGCAAAAAGAGTACCTGATTGAGCAGCTAGTAATGTAATAGCTCTTGCAGCTCCATTATCTATATACTCAACAGCCTTTTCACCTGTTTGATATTTTCCACTTGACTTTTCATTTAAATCGGATCTCATATCATCTCTCCTTATAGGGATTCAATGTTATACAGAGCATGAGACTCAGAAAGGGTAATCTCAAGACCAGCTTCGGTCAAGATCATATCTTTTCTTAGATCTTCATCATCTGATTGAACATTAGATACTACATGAGTATCACGATTTACACCATTACCAACAAGTGGTCTGTAAGCAACTTGACTCATATCAGCCATCAACATAAACCCAGATGCAATACCACGAAATAGTGGTTCTTTAACTAGATTTAAACGACCATGTATGGTATCAATAACCATAATGGAATGACCAAATGCACCTTGTCTTGAATCGAAATTCATACGATAAGGCATATTAGCCGTTGAACCGATAGAAGTATCAATAAATGCTCCATCACCTAACTTGTTGAAGAAAGTAATTACAGGTAAACTACAAAGAACTAGCTTATCTGAAGATCCGCCACGAGCTGGATCAAAAATTACTTCTAGGTCTGAAAGTAATCTATCGTAAGTAAACTCAGATTGAGCTGCTGTACGATAATAAGAACTACCGGAAGAATATGAAAAAGCCGCATCTGAAGCAGATGGGTTTACATTCTTCACAATATGTCCTACGATTCCTTCAGTGTATTGAATGCTACTTACTCGTGCTTTTTGCCCGAATAACATAGCCCGCTCAATATCAACCTTATGCTCACGCAGTTTATCTGCCCAGATACGAGACCATTCGTCTGCGTACCCACGATAACGAGTAGCTATTGCTGTATTGGTCATTTCACAAGCTGTCTTAAAGATCTGGGTATACCCATAATTATCTTCAAGTTCACTAGACCACACATCAGGAGCTCCAGAACCTTCTTCAAACGATGTACCAATTATTTGGCAACTATCATTGTCGGCAAGAACATTGTAGCCACTAACATTAGAGTTAGATACATCAATAATTTTACCCGTAAAAGAAGAAGAAGAACCCAAGTCAGATACAGAAGAATCCACACGAGCAATCGTGTGTCCAATTCCAGCTGTACTGTCAACTGTGCTTACAACAAATACCATACCTTTGATCAGCCAATCAACTGAAGCACCGCCAGATGTATCAACTGTGAATGTATAGGAAGATCCTGCTGATACAGCAGATCCACCATTTACAGCCGCAGCTAATAAAAATGAACGGTCAGTCCAGTTAACTTTATTCCGATTTTCTAAGTAACGGAATACTGGGTCATCGGTAGGAGCTTTCGCAACCTTACTAAGATAGACGAAAAACGGAGATTCCTCAGGAGCTAATTCAGCTACTCGGTCTCCGAAATTATATAACCGTCTACGATCAGGGGCTTGCCCTACGCCAGCAGAGGTAGTTGAGGCGGTAATATCACTGGACTTTAAAGTTCCAGAGTTATATGAAAGTGCCATTTTAAAACCTCATATTGTTATTTGTTATTATTATGGAAGTGCCGAACCACTACCCGTTTTCATAATCGTATCCCAGACCTGATCTTGGTCTGTTTTAGGACTCTGATGTGCCTGTCCTTGTAGGACTCCGGCTGTCCGGGGAGCTTGTCTCGCTGCACTTACCGCTTCTACTGTGTCGTTATTGGCAACAGAATTGCCATTGACATCCCGCCAAAGTTTTACCAAATTACCTAAACCAACCCTTTCTGTGGGCTGCGTTGAGAACTCCATGAACTCTTTAATATCATTATCTGACATTTTATAAGTATCACGAAGCGTTCCCATCGTATTGTTTAAGTACATATCAGCTTGCGTTTGACGATGTTGTTCAGCCATCGCATTCTGGATCATTTCTCCAGCCATTTGCTGCATCTGTGTAGATACATACTGGTTGGATTGTGATCCGGGTTTTGTGAAGGCTTCCCAAGGGTTGAAGTCATCTTCACTCAGTCCGGGTTGTGATTCTGGTGCACTCTGTTGATTAGCTATACCGTCTTGTAATGTCTGAACCAGATCTGGTCTCGTCTCCAACAGTTGAGCTAGTGGCTCTAGTCGTGACAGTTTCTGATTCTCGGACTGTGCCCGATCATACATTGACTGAAACTTCTTTGCCTCAGACTCATAGTCTATTGAAATAGTTTCCTCTGGTGCAGGTTCAACAAACCCCTGTTCCGGCTGAGCGGACTCAACCGTACCTACGGGTTCTTGACTAACGATATCCTCTACGAATGCTGTTTCACTATCCATCGGTTGAGTACCGACATTAGCCTCTGCTTGTTCTAATGTGCTCATATTATCTCCTTATTTTAAGATGTCTCTAATTCTGTGGAATGGAACCAGCCTCTTCAGATCCTTTTTCAAGATCCCTAGCTAATTTTTCCACTTCGAGCTTCACCTCATTTTCAAGTTTGTTACGCTGAACTCTACGATCAGCTTTGGCATCTGAAGAAACCTCGGAAAGTCTGGACTTGAATTTCTCCACTTCCACTCTCTTACGGTCACTAACAGATTCCCTCTGGGCTGTTTGCAAGTCTCCCTGCAAAGTCTTTAATTGCTCTTCAAGAGCTTGAATTTGTTGCATCATTTGCTGCTTCTCATCTGTCCGCTGCAAGATACCTTCTTTGTCAAATATTTCTGGGTTCTTCTTTAATACTTCAAACTTATCAACAATTCCCATTTGAAAAGCTTCTAAGTATACATTAAGCTCTGCCCACTTATTGGTAGGCATAGTAGAACCCGGTTCAATCCGAATATCATGCTGATCTAAAAAGTGTCTATCCTTTTTCATATCCATCACAGCACCACTGACATCTGTATAATAATTTGCCATAACCTCTGTTATGTTATTATTTGGCTGTGCCAGTCTAAAAATCTTTTGGAAAGTATAATGTCCTTTGGAAAGATTATAAATAATTTTACCAAGTCTGTTCACACTAAATTCAATATCCCTTAATTTAGATTTAGGTCTTTCTGTCCCCAATGCTATCATTCTTTCTGTACCTTTGACAGTCTCTGGTGCTTTTTCAGCAAAGCCATGCATCATTTCTGGCAGACCAAATATAAAATCTATATAAAACTCTGACTGTTGTATCAACTTATAGAACTCACCAGCCAATGGCTGAGGAGCTGGATAATGAGGTTCCCCCTGAGAAGAGTCCACTTCTATTACAGCATTTGGATTCGCCCAGTCTTTTTCAAGCTGCCCTAAATCATCCACACTGCCAAGAGGAACTAATAATTTTAGTCCCGCTGAAGCTTGGGCATGAGAAAGTGCCAGAGACCACAGTTTGTTCAGGAGGCGTTGCATGGGTCTGGCACGAGAGACATCGCTCTTAGGGTATGGAGTGCCTGTCCAAACATTAGGCAACGGGACTATTGGATATTCATCTGTATTTAGAATGGATTCATAAAGAACTATTTCTCCAAGAGTAGCACAAACCTTCACCCTGTTTTGTAATACATCTACAATTTGAAATGCTCCACTTTCTAGTACCTCTTGATTTTGTTCTGCAAATTCTGCGTATTCATCAGG